GCAGCCCATGGCCATCTACAGGCAATTGACGATTTGTAGGCGGATTAAAGCGTTACGGATACACGCTGGAATGACACAAAGTGACGTAGCAGAACACATGAGCATCAGTCAAGCGGCATATAGTCGCCTAGAAACTGGGGAAGTGGAAATATCCGTGCTGAAGCTGCTTGAATTGTGTGACTTATACGGGGTGAAGGCGCGGGATATAGTCGATGATGTGTAAAGGGTGTCATTGAGGGGACAACACCAACAGCTTTTGTCTGATCCATTATCCAATCCCTCCGAGATCGGTAGACTATGGACATACAACGATTTTTTGCCACCCATGGCAACTCTCACGAAAAAGCGTTTGATGGCCCCTTCTGAGGGAGAGTGCGAAATGGAAGATGGTGGTAGCTACTGCGGTAGTAAGAAGATGAAGGACGGAGGTTACAAGCGCATGATGGACAAGGATAAAGAGTTAGGACTAACTGGCGCAGCTTTAAGCTACAAACCAAAGAGCGGTCGTCCAAAGCAAAAGGCAAAGATGGACAACATCTGGGCTGATGGTTTTGCTTTTAATTCAAATTCTGTAGTGATCTAAGGCTACTACCTAAATGCCTGGTGCCCTTATGCAGTATCAAACCACTAGGCTCTATGGTTAAGCCGCTTTTGCGACTTGAGCGCCGCTCCCCGGAGCTGCTGGAAGTGCGAATCCCGTATGGCAAAGCCGAACCCCATACGTTCTTACTCGCATCTGATATTCACCTTGATAACCCAAAGTGTAATAGGGATTTACTAAAAAAGCACCTTAAACAAGCACAGGGCGTGGGTGGACACGCCCTTTTCTTTGGGGATGTGATGTGTTTGATGCAAGGCAAAAAAGATCGACGTGGCTCAAAGAGCAGTATCAGGCCAGAGCATCTGGGCAGCAATTATTTTGATCTGGTTTTTAGCGAAACTGCTGAATGGCTTTCGCCTTTCTCTTCAACCATCCTGATGATGTCTGACGGCAACCACGAGACCGCCGTTCTGAACAATCAAGAAGTGGACCCCTTGGGCAATGTGGTTAGGCTAATGAGGGAGCGGTATAAATCCCCTGTTGAACACATGCGCTATCAGGGGTGGATATGGTTCACGTTTTACCGTGCAGGCGAAACGAGGGAACATAGTGCGCGACGGTGTACGTTGTTCTTCCATCATGGTGCCTGGGGAGGGATTGTAAGTAAGGGCGTGCTCGGGGGGATGAGATACAGCTCACTGGCGCCGGAATCTTCGATCATTGTTAACGGGCATAACCACGAGAGGTCTATAGTTAGTCATCCATGCTATCGGCTAAACGAAAATGGAAAACAGAGAGTTTCTCAGCGCTGGCATGTGCAGACAGGTTGCTACAAAGAAGAGTTTGAAGACGGTGCTGGCTGGGCGGTGGAGCGTATTGTGATGCCTAAGTCGTTAGGTGGGGTGTGGCTCAAACTTTGGCCCACTCGTGAAGGTGTAGAGATCAGCTTGGAGCCCGCAATATGAAGCCTAGACTGAGGGTTCTTATTGAGCAGTGTGTGGAAGAAGGGACCTTACTGGGTTATAGGAGAGCGCATAAGCACACAGACGACCCCGGAGAAGATGCTATTGCTGAGATGATCACCAACGCAATAATGGGCCGTTTGTATGAGTGGTTTGTGTTTGACGAGTCAGAGTAGTCAGGAGTAACAGCTGATAGGGGTGCCCGGCCTTCGGTACGGTTTCAGGCTGCCCCCAACGAAAGCAACCACCGCGCCCCCCTTGCGGATGATGGGCCGACCGGACCTGGCGAGCGTAGGGCATGAAAAAGCCCCGGTGGTGGTCGGGGCGGGTCGGGAACAGCCGTGGGGATCAGGCGGCGTGGCACAGCTCCCAGCAGGTGTCGGAGATCAACTGATAAGTGCCGGGGCCAACAACGGCATCCAGTGCGTTGCGCAGGGGAATGCCCGCTTCGGTCAGGGTCAGCACGACCATGGAGATGGCCTGATCTTTGCTGCAACCGGTCTGGGTCAGGCAGTAGTTGAGGGCTTCGGTGATCTCAGGGCGGCGGGTGGCACCAGTGGCGGCGGCGGCAATGGTTTGGGCGGCGTTGCTGGTCATGTCTGGTGTTGGGTGGTGGAGGGCCTCCCCTCCGATGAACTAATAGTAGCGCGTACCGTTGCGGTTAGTAGGGGATTGGCGGATCAGTTTACAACCCGTCACATAATGAAAAAGCCCCTCGGGTGAGGGGCGGTCGCGGCGGGGTTAGCCGAGGTTGTACTTGGCCCAGGTCTTGACTTGGCCCAGGGTTACAAAGCGCTCAATCTCGCCGGCGTAACGAAGCTGGAAACGGTAACCGGTGACGGCCAGGCCAGTACTACCCATGTCAACCATGAACACGCCTACGGCCATGAGAGCAAGTTGAACGTCAGAAGCGGAACGGGCGGTGATGGTCATTTGCTTTGTTGGGTGGTGGAGGGCCTCCCCTCCGATGAACTAATAGTAGCGCTTGCCGTTGCGGTTGCCATGCTCCCATCAGGCCTGTTCACAATCCGTCACTTTTGGTCTTGGCCCTGACCCGTGCAACCCTGGCGGCCTTGTCGGCACGGCCCTCTGGTGTGAGCCGTTCCCAGCAACGCCGGCAGATCTCCCCATAGCGTCCGCTGCGGCCTGCTCCACAGGCTGAGCAGATCAACCGCTCTGCTGGTGGGATCTTCCCGGCTTTCCTGGCACGCCAACGGCGGGAGCGCTCGGCGTTGGTGGGGTCGCTCACCACTCCCCCAGGCGATGGCACTGCAGCACCGTGGCGCGAGGGCCGAGGCCTGCCAGCTCGATTGCTGACAGCTGCGCATGGGTTAGGGACTGGGCCTGCAAGTGCAGGGTGCGACGTTGTCCGGAAGGGGCCAGCAGGTGGATTTCGTAGGGGTGGGTCATGGCTGCGGTGGGATTGCTTGCCGGGATAGGCTCCCGGCGGGCCGTGGGTGGGTCAGTAGCGAGCGGCTAATGCAGTGGCCAGATGACGCAGGAAGTGGTGAAAGTCTCCGTTTGCAAAGTCCAGTTTCCGCACAATGCCGGCGATTTGCTCTTGCTCGGCGGCTGGTGCGTTGTCGATGGCTTCAATCACCACAGAGGTGGGGATGATGTGGGCGGTGCCGTCCGGGGCTGTCACTTCGTAGATCATCTCGGCCAGCTGCTTCTCCTCAAAGAACAGCTGCAGAAAGCGGCGGGTGCCAGTGGCGGAACGGTGAGCGGTGGTGGTCATGTCTGGGGTTGGGTGGTGGAGGGCCTCCCCTCCGATGAACTAATAGTAGCGCCTAGCGTTGCGGTTGGCTTGGTCACAAGCAGGCTGTTCACAAACCGTCACACATCTGTAACAGGAGTAGGCGCCATCGACTCAAACACCGCTTTTGTCAGGTCATCGCTCAACGGAACACCCGTATGCTTTGCGACTTCCTTGCGATGACGTGCAGCCATTCCGGCATAAGTAGGATCAATCCTTGCTATCTCAGGGTCATACGGCGCTACAGCACACCGGCACCGTGGATGTAACGGTAACTTTAACTCTGTACGTCGATAAATACGACCTGCCCTGTCTCGACATACTGGACAAGTCCGATCGTCACTTGTCGCGTAATACATCACTAGATCAATTCCTATTGTAGCGTAATACGCATTACTTGCTTCCGAATACGCACGCATACTTTCGGTTCGTACAATGGTCTCCGCTCGCCCTCTTGTGATCACTAGACGGTCTCGCATATCACGCACCATCGCATCAGTAGGGCGACCTTCTGCAATCCCCTGCGCCACAATCTCCGCAGCAGTTCGGGCAAACTCATCCCCATGACGCCTTAAATACCCCTTAGCCTGCGCCGCAGCAGCCATCGTTGCCTCAATCGGAATTGTAATATCCACTCGTGGATGAGTGGGTAGTAGCTCACCCGTGAGCGCATCAGCTGCCACGATCCCAAGCTTGGATGCCTCCGCAACTAAATTCCGGAATAACTCGTCATACTGGTCCTGCATGTCCGGCCGCACAGCAGGAATCAGCTCACGGAACACTTGCAACAGCAGCACATTCCGTTGGCTTGGATCTCGCATGCCGCGTCGCATATGCTCCCGTGCTCGGCGAAGCAGACGATTAAACGAGCTCTCCAGAACCTGATTTAATAGTACAACTACATCATCCTCGGCATTCCGTAGCAGATTGTTGTAGCGCTCAAGTAGATCCAAAACTTAGGCTAGTAGACCTCCCATCCAGCACGTAGCGATTCAATTTCGCTCTCGGGGATAGCGGAGAGTCCTGCGATATTCTGCCGGAACAATCGGGAAATTCCAAGCTTGGCAGCACGGAGGGACGCGAAACCGGTGGCATAGGGACCGTCGATCAGCTCCCCGTCGCGGTCGAAGCGGGCACGGTACAGCTTATAGGCCCGGGCGCGGTGAGGGCCGAACACCACCATCGGGGCCGCCTGGCTGGAATCAGTGCGCTGGCCGTCAGGCCCCACCAGATAGCCCGCGCAGAGGTCGTCTACCCGGTGGGTGACCCGGATCCGCAGGCCGTGGGCCTCGTAATGGTCGAAAGCGTCGGTCTTGGCGCCGTCCTCGGGGGGCGGGGGTTGATCCTCCGGGGGCTGCTGGGCGGCGAGCTGCAGGTTCTGATACCCCATCATCCGGCTCTCGAATGAGGCGTCCGCAGCAGCGCTCAGCTGCTTGGTTACAGCAGCATTGAGCGTGGTTTCAGTGTTGAAGTCGGTGCCACCAAAGCGGGCTTCACGTACTTCAATGGCGTTCAGTACACCGAGATTAATATATGTGTTGTCTATTTGAGCTTGGGCAGCGCGGATGTCAGCTTTCTCTTTATTAGTCTCAGTAAAAGCTGAGGGGAAAGAGACGGACCAATTACGTGGGGGGCGGCCTCGGGTGGGGCCCTCCTTGCTGGCCAAGATGTAGGAGAAGATCTGCTCGACCGCTGACATGCAGTAGAGCTCTTGCCAGTTCTCCACCAGGGAAGCCCAGAGGCGCTCTTCAAACCGGCCCTCTTTGCCCAGGCCACCGGGGGATTCCCCCATGAGAATGGCAGAAGGCCAACCAGTGGCAGCTTGTAGGTCTTTGATGAAGGGATCTGTGGCTGAAGAGATATTGTTGAGAGCACGGTTGAGATATGTAACTGTCTCTTCTTTGTCAATGACCATGCCTTTGTACATACTGCGAGATAGGATATTGGCTTCTAGGCGCTTCCGGATGTCTGATTCGTTGCCAGCAGCAATACGATTAAAGAGTCCTGGGATGCTGTGTACAAATAAATCTGCGTCTGAAAGCATTGTTTCCAAACCCATCATGCCGCTTTCGTAGCGCTTGTAGGCGTCCCAAATTAGTTGCAGAACAGATTGGCCCCAGCCGACGTTACGTACTCGGAGATTCCAGGGGAGATACAGCCCATCGAAGCGGGCCACTCGGGATGCGTGTATGCGTATATCGACATATCTGCTGGTCTGGTCGGGCGACATGCGCTGCGAAGTGGAAATCCGGTAGAACTGAGGCTTGCTGTAGTCAATAATCGTGAAGTCCTCTGGTATCACCTCATGGCGAGACAGCGGGACTAGGCCTCGAACAGCGCGGATACGTGTTGGGTCAACAGGTTCTTCAGGCGGAAGGCCGTCGTCAATCAGCAGAACTAGGAGAGCGCCACCGTATAGCCGTTGGAGCTTGACAACTTCAGCGTAAGCGCGGCGAAATTCTAGGTTTTTAATGTATTCATCGAAATCAGCAATTAGATCGTTAGCATTGGGGATGTCGTCCCCGCCTAGCTTAATTGTTGCAG